TTATTGACTATTTTCATCCAATGGAGGGATAAATGGCACACGTTAAAGAATATTTGAATAAACAGGGATATGACGTGAATGAGAAGGCTCTCGCGATAATGGACTTGTGTGATTCCTGGTACTCTAATGATCTAATAGACAATTTTCACAACAGGGTGACAGTGAATAACGTAAGGTACGAAATGGAGCGTACAGGCTTTGCTAAGAGGGCGTGCGAGGACGATGCAAACCTTTGCGAGGTGGTAGACATTGTTACAAACTCAGAAGGTGCGAACGGATTTATCGAGCAACAGCTATCAAAAGACAAGTTTTCAAAGGCAATCCGCAGACAATTAGAGCTTATGTCTGCGCAGGGAACTGTAGGCGCTTATGTCAGAGTGGTTGGAGCTGATTTATTTGACGATTCTTCGCTGAAGGGTGGCACGATAGAATTGATTTATGTCGAGCCTAGTGGAATATTCCCACTAACAATCTCAAAAGGCATAGTTACAGAATGTGCCTTTGCTTCCGAAAATATAGTCAACGGCAAGACCGAAACGACCATTGTTACGTTTACCATGGAAGATGACAAGTATGTCTCAAAGACAGTGGTTTTGGATGTTGACGGCAAGGAAGTTGTCGAAAAGGGTTCAGAGGTTAGGCTGGGGGATGTTAAGCCTTTCTCAATCCTAACGACTGCGGTTGTTAACAACATAAAAGACATGAAGGGGTATGGATATCCAAAGATCTATGCAGCCATTCCAATACTCAAGAGCATTGATTTAATCTTTAATGTGCTATTTGGAGACCTGGACAAGGCTGACAAGATGGTGCTTTATAACGAGGCGCTGTGCGAGTTTGACAAAAACGGAAATGCAAAGACTCCAAACAAGCAGCATAAAAAGACATTCGTTTCGATGGGCGAAAAGCTGCCTAACTCCGACGACCTAATTCAGGAGATAAATCCAGTTATCCGTATTGACAGCATAACCAAGACTTTTGAGCTTTCATTATCATTGCTTTCAACGATGTTCGGATTTGGTACACGCAAATACAGCTTTGAAAACGGACAGATCAAGACTGCGACAGAGTACATCGGAACGAAACAAGACTCCATGCAGGAGCTGAATAAGCAAAGACAAAATCTGACTGACTATATTGAGGATCTTGTAAGAGCGCTTCTGTGGTTCTCGAATGCGTTCAACGGCACAAAGTATGATCTTACAGAAGAAATCGTAATCACTTATGACGACAGCTTTATCACAGACAGACAGAGTGAGCTCGATTCCATGAGAGCTGATGCACAAGCCTTTGGACTGCCAAAGCTTGTCAAGAGATATATACAGGATAAATACGGACTTACAGAGGCTGAAGCTGAAGCCTGGTATAGCGATGTGGAAGTCGATGACGAAACGGAGGCATAGTTATGCTATCCGACTATCAAAAAGAGCAATTAAGTGCTGAGATAATACCGATGTTTCAGGATCTTGAGCAGGATACAATTCAGGACATCGCTCGAAGATTGCGCAAATCAAAGCGATGGACAGAATCTGCAGAGCTGCAAGCAAAAGCTCTTGAGTCTTTAGGATATAGTCCTAGTCAGATACAAGCCCGTGTGCTCGATAAATTGCACGCTGACAAAGATTTTATCGACATGCTGAACGAGAACACGCTTGAGCACAAAAAACTTGTTAGAGAGCGAATTAGAGAGACTGTAGACTCGGCGCAAGCTCACGGAGATAAGATAATCGGACGAGCTGGCGACATGTCGTTTGCAGATGATGTTGCATTTTGGAAGACTAGAGGGCAGAGTTTAAAATCAAGCCCAGCACTGAAACAAATCTCCGCAGAAAGCTCCAAACGTCTTGAGCATGAGCTTAAATCACTAACTCATTCTACAGGCTTTAAGTTTATTGGAGCGCCAGTTTCGGTAGATCAAGCATTTAATCACTCAATGGATAAGGCAGTTATGAATGTTGCGAGCGGTGCTTTTTCCTCTGAACAAGCGGTCGAGCAAGTCGTTTCAGACCTCGAAAAAAGTGGACTGAGATATGTAAACTATGCGTCAGGTATTACAAGAGGTATAGATGTAGCTGCACATTTAGCAGTCAGAACGACTTTAAATCAAATGGCAGCGGATATATCAATGAGTAACGCAGAACAGCTTGGAACGGATTTAGTCGAGGTTTCCTCACACGGTGGAGCACGAGACGGAGACGGACACGCAAATCATGCAGGATGGCAGGGCAAAGTCTACAGCATAAGCGGAAAGGCTCATCCGAAAGAAAGTAAGCGATTGGGCTATAAGATTTTAAGCCTTGAGGCAGTGACTGGGTACCCGCATGATCCAGCAGGACTTTGTGGGTATAATTGCAAGCATACGTTTTATCCGTTTATCGAAGGAATTTCTGACCCAACACCGCTCGAAAAGGAACCGGCTCCGGTTAAGGTTGATGGCAAAATATATACGTACTACCAGGCAACGCAACACCAGCGCAGGCTTGAAAGGGAACTTAGGGAGTTTAAAAGACAGCATCTAGGGGGGCAGAATATGACTGCTGCAATTAGTGCAAAAGAACAGCAGTATGCACGATTTTGTAAAAAGGCAGGACTCAAGCAAAACCTTAATAGGCTTTATGTTAAGGGCTACAAGAGAGATTTTGAGTATATAAAGCCCTTGATATCAAAGCCTAAAAATGATATAATCGAATCGAAAAGAAGTATTATCCACTTAAGC